TGTTGGTCACATGGAAAAGTGATTATTTTCTTTAGATGACTATTAGTAATCGGAAAATCTTTGTAATTATTTTTTATAATAGCACATAATTGAAAAATATAATATATTATATTATCCTCTTCTTCTGAAGAATCCGTATATTTTATTTTTTTTGGAAAATAATTATCCATAATAAATTTGAAAATAGAAGATACGTTAATCATATTATAATATTTAACATTTGGATTATCACTCTGAACTGTATTTGTACTAAGAATTTGATTATGTAAACTTCTTAAATTATTATTAATAATTCTTATGTTATAAAAGAAATTGTAATTTAAACTACAGAAATCAATAATCAAATATTCAAATTTATAACATTTTAAATCTGAAAATACATATTTTTTATTGAACTGATCATTATTATATGTACAAAAATTAGAAGATTTATTAGGTGTAGTGTAGTTATTATTCTGTTCAAAAGTATTAATACAAGTATAATCAGATAAGCTAGATTTATTATCAAATTCTATATTATCATTTTTACTAATTTCAACCAGGTATAAATATGGTCTATGTATATATCTAGAATGTTGAGGATCCGAAGTTATATGAAATAATGATGAACTAATTAAATGTCTAATGTAGAAAGACAATTTGGATATTATTATTTGTTTTTCAGATTCATCTGTAATTTTTGATATATCATCTTTAAAATTTAAATTAACAAAAGTTTTAATTTGTGAATCTGATGGTATTTTTCGATTTATATATACAAAAGTAAAGTATTTTACTTCACTATCTAAAATAGTTGAATTGCCCTCCATAATACTAGAATCAGTATCCATATTGAATTGTTCAATATCATGAGTATTATCCATGTTAGATAACGAATTCATAAATAATATATTAAATTTTCTGTTAAATTAAATATTAATTCAATTTTAAAAATTAAAAATTATAAACTAGGTATATATTGCCAACCTAATTCTTTACAAATTTTCTTCCAAATTAAGTCTTGTTGATATAATTTTGTTCTTGATTTTAATAATTGAAAACACTGTAAATATTCATCTAATTCAAGTAATTCAAAAAATTTATACATCACATAATTATAAGATAAAAAATTTTTTCTATTATCTGGGCAATATTTTATAAATGGGTTTTGAATAGATTTAAACATAAATCTAATTATTTCTTCAATTTCAGGAGCTATAACTGGTGCGGGCAAACCATTCAATTGATTTATAATGTATGGAATATGTTCATAATAATCATTTCTTTTAATTTTTCTTAGTATCAATCTCATTTTTTCGGGTGTAATCGTCATCATATTTTTAATTCTTTCTTTTTTAATTTCTGCTAATATTTCATTATATACATCTTCTGGTATTTCAGTAGTTTCTTTAGCTTGAAATTGAGCTAAAAATTCATTAAGATGATTAATTCTCTTATAACAAAAAGATGTTTGTTCTTTAGGAGGATCTTTATAACTAGGCTTATCACTATTAATAATAATATTTTCAGTTATACCGCAAGAGGGACATATTAATATACCTGAATTTTGATTTAATAATAATCCTACCGAACAAAATTTACATTTATCTAGTTCATCATCATCAGTTTTACTCTCTACATAGAAATCTTCGTCTATTAATTTCATATAATTTTTATACAAATTATCTTTATTAGGTATATTTTTTTTAACATTATTTGTCATATTTAATAAGCTATTAACATTATTAGTACTATCATTTTTATTAATATCGTTTATCATTTTTTGATTCAATGAATTGTTATTTTTTTTTTTTATCTTACACATCATTTTACCATTACTAGGATTAATTGTAATATTATTTTGTTTATTAGAAGTATTAAACCAATCTATAATATTTTTATTTTTATTTAAATTAGATGTATTGTTTAAAGTACTATTGGACGCATCACTATTATTTGAATTATTGGATATTGTCTTAGATACATTTTTAATATTACTATTATTATTTTTGAAGCTATGGCTATTCATATTTTTTTCATTTTCTATTATTCTATAATATTCGCTTAATAATTTGCTTGTATTCAGCATATATGAGATTTCAGATTTATTATTTTGTATATCTAATATTTGTTGTTCCAGACTAGTTTTATTGTCCTCAAGATCCCATTTTTTTTTTTGAGTTTCTAAATTTATTATTTTTTCTTTAAGCATATCTTCTGATAATTTATTTAATTCTGCATTTATAATCTCTATCTTTTCATTTAATTCAGAAATTGACTCCTTTTTTTTTTCAAATGAGTCTAATATTTCTTGATGTCTAGCATCAATTGTTTGTTTTGTATTTATTTCTATCCTATTTTTATTTTTGGCTTTAAATGCCATATATTATATTATAAGACTATATATAGATTCTTTAAATTGTTTAATTAATCATCTTTATTGTATAATAATAAAAACTTATAATCCAAAATAGATAATAATTATCAAAAACTGAATCTTTTTAATTAATAATTTTAAATCTAAAATGAGCTCTCACCAACCATTTTTGGTTGGATTTTCTGTAAATGATATCAACTATAATAGATATAATTTAAATTTTCTATTTGAGTGTTTGTTAGACGGAGGAGTTTTAAAAATTTCGTTCAAGGAGTGGTATTATGATGATCCTGGATGTCAAGTAGTATATGGTGACCCTAATCGTTTTTGGACTTTATCAGATACGATACAATTAATTGAAGTCACTAGGGATAGTGAATGTTTCTTAGACTTCTTTAAAAATAATAATTATGAAGATTCATTAGTCGGAAAACGATATATTATTAAGAATACAGAAAATTCTGATAGACATAATAAAATTGCTGTAGTTCAAAAGGAAATTTACATTAAAAATAAAAATATTTTAGGTGTACCTACATTTTCCAACAAACCCAAAACACCTAAAACCTTTATAGGTTTAGTTGGTATTGTTGAAAGTACTGGTGACATAGCAACAACAAGAGTAAATAATTTCATAGTATTAGATGGTCCTAAAACTTTTCTGGGTTTTATTGATCATTGTTTGATTAAACTAACAAATTACATATAAATAAAATTTTATTATAGGTATCTTAATAAAAACTATACTTGAAATCATTTTTTTATAATTAGGCAAAATAGTTATTGTAAAATAATAAAATATGTAATTTTGTTGATAATTATTAAAAATTGATTTATTATTCTAATAATAAAATGAATAGAGATGAGTTATAATCGACCGGTTGTGATTCATTATTTGATTAATAATACAATATATAATTCGGATATAAATAGAGTAGTGCTTTATGATCTTTTCATTAATGGTAATCCTTTGACAATTAGATATAGAAAGTGGGTATATGAATATTATGAAGACCAGTTTCCTAATGACCCAAGTAGTGGTATGATACTGCCAGAAACAGTTCATAGTCTCACTATTAGTATAGATGATCCAGAATTCTTAGAATTCTTTAATGGGAATTATTTTCAGGATTCACTAGTTGGGAAGAGTTACCTAATTAAGAATCCCAATAATCCTAATAGACACAATAATGTAGCAGTAGTCAATCAGGAGTGTTATGATAGTGATAGGAATTTTTTAGGCGTTGTAGGTATTATTGAAAGTACTGGTGAAATTGCTAGGACAAGAACTAATAATATTATTGTATTGGATGGTCCAAGAACATTTTCAGATTTTATTGATGACTGCCTAGTTGACCTTACTTAGTTAATATAATTGTAAAAAAAATAAAATTTTTTTTTAAAATTATTATAATACTATTGTAAAATTCTTATTGATATATTAATTATATATTTAAACTATAATTATACAGTGAAGTTGTAATGATATTGTAAAACGTTTAGTATAAAATTAAAATATAATTTATATAATAAATATAAATAATGGGTGGAGGATTAATGCAGTTAGTAGCATATGGTTCGCAAGATATATATTTAACAGGAAATCCACAAATAACTTTTTTTAAAATAGTTTATAGAAGACACACAAATTTTTCCATAGAATCAATTGAACAAACTTTTAATCAAACCGCAGATTTTGGTAACTTAGTAAGTTCAACTATATCTAGAAATGGTGATTTATTATATAAAATGTATGTTCAAGTTAAAATACCATCAGTCTCAAGTAATAGTGACCAACAATTCAGGTGGTTAAACTGGTTAGGTCATATATTAATTGATTATGTTGAAATAGAAATAGGTGGACAAAAAATAGATAAACATTATGGTCATTGGTATCATATATGGAATGAATTAACACAAACAGCAGGACATCAATCTGGATATGCTAATTTGGTTGGTAATGTTCCCAAATTAGTTCAATCTTCATCAGGAGATGTCCCATCTATAACTTTATATATTCCACTCCAGTTCTGGTTTTGTAGAAATCCAGGTTTAGCTCTCCCACTTATCGCACTTCAATACCATGATATCAAAATAAATGTTAAATTTAATGATAAATCTAATTGTTTTTGGCAATCAAGTACAGGTAGAACTCCAGGAAGTTTTGTAGCAGCAAGTTTATATGTAGATTATATATATTTAGATACAGATGAGAGAAGAAAATTTGCTCAAGTACCTCATGAATATTTAATTGAACAATTACAATTTACAGGTGACGTAGCAGTATCACAAACTACTGAAAATGTCAAAATGCCATTTAATCACCCGGTTAAGGAAATAGTTTGGACCGTTCAAAAAGATAAAGTTATTAATAGTACTGAAACTGCTGATTATGGTGGGTTTCAGTGGTTTAATTTTACAGATCAGATTGATTATACCTACTTTTCTGGAACACCTCAAGACCCATTAGGTGGTGGTATAGGAACTGCAGCTTTTAACGTTGGTAATTTTCCAAATAGTTTACCATTAACCGGAACTGCTAGTGGTAATATAGCTACAGCAGGGAAAACTAGTAATACAGGAGTAAATATTGGAACGTTATCATTTAATGATTTATTTAATGATAGTGGTTCTAGAGGTTGGTCAGCAGATTTACCATATTTTGATTCAGGTGAAAATTGTGTTAGTGAAGCAAAAATACAGTTAAATGGCCATGATAGAATATCCACTAGAGAGGGAAGATATTTTAATTTAGTTCAACCATTACAACATCATACTAATTGTCCAGCTACTGGTATTAACGTGTATTCTTTTGCTTTAAAACCTGAGGAACATCAACCAAGTGGGACATGTAATTTTTCAAGATTAGATATAGCAACTTTAAATTTAACATTAACTGCTGATACTGTTACTGGTTCCGATACAGCAAAAGTTAAAGTATATGCCACTAATTATAATATATTTAGAATTACTAGCGGAATGGGTGGTTTAGCATATTCTAATTAGTTTATATTCATATTAATACTTAACTAATTATTACTTAATATTAAATTATTATAAATTGGAATATAACAAAATAATAAAAAAAAAAAAATAAAAAAAAAATTAAAAAAATAAAAAAATTGATTTTTATTTTATTAATTTTGAAAGTTGTAAGAAATATGTCCAGTGTTTGTCAAAACTCTGGTAATTTTCCTAGCCGTAATAGCTGTAATAGCTGTAATAGCTGTAACCAGATACATCTGCCAAATGGAGAACATATACCAAATAAAGTAGATATACAAGATAAGATAAAAGATTATATAGAAACCCGTAATTCTATTTTAACTAGTCCAGAACTAGTGGTAGCAATTGTAAATATTTACGGTAATGGTGAGATAGAAGCAGATTTTCTAGATAGAATAATGATTGAACTTCTAACTGAAGAAGGATATGGTATGATGTTACTCCTTACTGAAGTAGGAGATAAAACTAATGTAAGATTTAAGTACGATGTTAATATTGGGGAAGGAATATTTTATTTACCTGAATCTAATTAAATAGTTTTAAATAATAATATTTATAATTTTTATGGTTATTGTAATATAATTTATGATAATAATATAAATTTGTAATTAAGTATATTTTTTTATTATTACATTGCTTTTTTTAATTATAATATATCTAATTCAATAATAATTGATCATTTTCATTTGATTGAAATTGAATATTAACATTATCATTTACATTTCGATCAGATAGATTATTATAATTATTATCATTATAATTATCATCCTTATAATTATTATCATTATAATTATCATCCTTATAATTACCATCATTATTAATAAAATTATGTTTTTCTTTTGTCCATTCTTGATAAATCCATAAAGGTGGTAACTTCCCGCATTTTTTTTGTATATCTTCAATTTCAGATTCAATATTATTAAAAAAATCATCTAAATTTTCATTTGGATTATCAATTTCAAATTTAACTTTATTAATCAAATTATTGTATTCATTAGCAGCTTTTTTAAAATCTTCTTTTTTAGAGTCATACCCACATGATGCTGATATTGACTGCATCAATGAAGATAGAGATGTAAACACACCTACACTAATATTTAAAATGTTTTGAGTATCATTTGAAACTAATGTAGATGTTCCTAAAAATGATGCGATTCCAGATAGAGCTGTTATTAAAATAGATGGTATTGTGAATCTAAATTGTAATTTATCATAATAAGAGGAGGCCTTCTGATTTAAATACCGCTCCTTTTTTAGTCTAGATAATAATAAATTTAATTTGCGATTCATAGATAAGATATTTTTACTATTTAATATTAATTATTTTTAAATTAATATAAATATGATACTTTAAAAAAAAATTTTTTTTTGAAAATGTAAATGTAAAAGTAGTATAAAAATTATCTATATACTACTTATTATTATTCTTACCTTTCTTACCCTTCTTACCCTTCTTACCTTTCTTCTTATTTCCCTTATTGTTATTATACTTATTGTTATGTAACTTTAAAAACTTCCGATATTTCTTTGGTGGCTTGTCATGCTTGGCTTGGATCCTTTTCTTCTTAGTTATTGGTATATCAGGATTGATTACAAAAGCAGATACTAACTTACCCTTATTAAAAGAACTGTAATTATTCAATGAATACTCCTTATTAAATGTATATATAGGAATACCTAATCGTATTGCCATATTCCTACAATGACAACAACAGTTCATTGGTTTAATTGAGCCATCATAACGTTGCTTCCAAATTATAATTATTACTTCCTTAAAATTACTCCTAATCCTACGAATAGCATGAAGCTCAGCATGCATATTCTTTAACTTACTATGACTAATAGGAACACTGGTTCCTATATCAGTTATATAACCACTAGTCTTATTAATTACACAATAGTTAACACCCTCAGCACCGATTGTTATTTTGTATTGACCTCCATTAACTAGATGCCTAAGATGATGATTTTTAAATGAAGCTAGTTTAGAAAGTATGTATATTAATATAAAATTGGAACTGTTAACCATGTTATGTACCATAATTATAATCAATTAATTAATTAAAATAATCAATTTTATTTAATATTCAGATAATATATATTATTATATATATAAGTGATGAAATTTTTAATTTCTTTATTAGTTAGTACTTTAATATTTACTTTAATAAATCAATCAAATTTACTGGTTAAAGACTTTACAGACTATTACCTATCTATTAATATGTTATATACAGGATTAATCTTATCATTTTGTTTAATTATATCTTATCATTTGATATGTTACTGTAGACATAATAGACTTAATAATATAAATATTTTTATATCTTCACTAACTGGACTAGTTGTAGTCTTCTATTTAATTAGAGAGCAATTTATGGTAGATGATATTCAATATTTGAGAGATATGATACCTAATCATTCTAGCTCTATCTATTTATCAGAAAAAATTCTAGAAAAATCTAATAATCAAGAAGTAAGAGATTTAGCAAACCAAATTTTAAATGAACATGAACAACAGCTTAAATTAATGAAAAATTTGATTAAAGCTTAATTCTACTATATAGCTAATTAATACTTAATTAATATTATTTTTTTTCATATTTTATATTAATTATTAATGGAAATAAATATTAATAAAATAACAAAACCAAATTTAATAACAAAACCTAATTTAATTATTGAGAATGAAGAACTAACTGATACAGATTTACCAGATGATAATCCAAATGATAATCCAAATGATAAATATACAAGTAAAAACATTAAAAAAAGTAATAGTAAAAAAACAGATTTAGGCAAATTAGTTGATAATACATTAGATAAAGTAGAAGTCATAGCAAAAGTAGAAAATAAAAGGAAAACAAGTAAAATAATTGAATACATTATAAATTTATTATTAATTGTTGCTATGGCTCTAGCTATGTATTTTGATATCTATTACAAATCTTTTTCTATAAAACACTGGTTAAGTTTAATCATTCCGGAAGAAGTGATTCATTATGTTCTTAGAGCATTAGGTGCATATGGTATTATTCAAGTTTTTGCTCAAGATATAGGTTTAAAAACAGGTATCAAACAGAAAGAGTTAAGTCATAGACCTTTATTCAGATTTATTCTATTATGGTCTATAGCATATGCAATTACGGATGATGGTAGAGAAGCATTATTCGGTGCTTTACTCTATTTTTATTTGAAACATGTATATTCTGAAGGTAAAACATTAGATGTTTGCTTTCCCTAAATATTTAAATTTTTCAAAAATGGAAATGTATATTTTTTAAAATTTTAAAATATTTAAATATTTTTATAAAAATATTAAAAAGTTTAATTTATATATAATGGAGAACAGTTTATTTAAACAAAATTTAAATAATTTTGTAAATATTGATATACAAATTGATAACTTAAATAAAAACATTAAAACATTAAGAGAACAAAAAAAACTATTAGAACAAACATTAATATCTCAATTTAAATCTCAAAATTTAAATAATTCTAGAATTAATATTAATAATTATCAATTAAGTTTAGGAACAGAATCCGTAGTACCTGTTCTTAGTTATAAATATTTAGAAGAACAATTAGGTAATATATTTCAAGATAAGACAAGAGCAAGAGAATTAGTGCAGACTATAAAAAATAATAGACATAAGAAACAAGAACCTATCATAAAAATTAAAAAATAAATATTTTTATTATTAATTATTTTATTTATAAAATTAATTTAAGGTGATCATAACAATATTATTTAAATTAGTTTAAAATGAATAATAAGCTACTTAAAGAAGCATTAGAATTAGAAATTGCTCCAACATATACTAAAAATTTATTTACATCCCCTAAATTTCCAACAAATAAAAAAAAGATAGTGGATTGGTTAATAACTAGCAATAATAATAAAACAAATTATGATTATTCATTAGAATTATATGATTTATTAATAGATTGGGTGAGTGAAAATAATTACCATATTGATATACCTGAAGATGAATTCTTACCTAAATTTATGTCAATGCTTTATTTCACATCTAAATAATTTATTTGCGTTAAAAATATTATTTTTTTATATTTTTAATATTCATATTTCAAGATTTAATCATTTAAGTGAATCCTAAAACATTCATAAACTATGTCATCCGTAAAAAACATTGAAGATTATCAAATTGCATCTATATATTCTATTTTGAAAGATAAAATAGATAAAGATGCTGCTAATATGCTAAGTTCAGGTAATAATCCTAGAGATATTCATTTGTTCTATTGTTTTTTGAAAAGATATGTAAAACAATAAATATAATTATTCTAATTTTATTATATTTAATTTATAATTTTTATTTTTCTATGATTAGTATATAATAATGTTATTTACTAAATCTAATTTACCTTTTTTAGCTAAGGGTGGTATGTGTGGTTGTGAAAGTAAACCAAAATCTAAAACAAAGACAAAGACAAACTCTAAACCAAAATCAAGTAAAAAAATGGCAAAGAAACCAAACAAAAAATCAAAAGAGGTAAGTAAAGGTAAGGGGAATAGAAAGGTAAAAAATAGTAGAAAGAATTCGAGAAAGGTATTAAAAAAAGGTAAGGCTCGTAGAAATATGAGAGGTGGTATGGTTAGAGATGGAGTTGTTGTTTCAAATATGCCTGTTAGAAATAGACCAAATAAAAAATAAGTTTTATATTTTAATTTTTAATTACAATTTATTATTTGTCTAGATTACAATTTATTATTTGTCTAGATTACAATTTATTATTTGTCTAGATTACAA